TCTGCTGCAAGCTCGGCCTGTGACTGCGCCTCTCTTGCGGCGCCGACGCCGGCGAGTGTCTCAAGGTCAGCAAACCCAAGCTGCCTTGCGCCAGCCGCCTGACCGATAGCCGCCTGCTGCGCCTGTAGCGCTGCCGGGGCAAGGGCCGCTGCGATTGCGCCCTCTCCGTATCCTGAGCCGTACCGGCCAGCCTGAGCGACGCGGCCTTGCATCGCTTCGAGAGCCGGCCTAAACGCTGCGGCTTGCAGCGGGTTTGTACCCATCAGGTTTTGCATGACCACGTCCTGCGTGGCCTTAATGAAGGGCGAGCCGGTGATTGCCTGCTGGCGCAACGCTGTCAGCGCCTGCTCAGTCTCAGGTGCGAAGCCTACCGTGGTCTGGCCGGGGTAAAACTGAGGCTGTTCGCCGTACAATCTTTTGGCCTCAGACAGCCCGTACTCAAGGAATGGCTGCGCGTACTCTGGCGCAGCGGTGCTTTGCGTTACCGTTCTGGTTGATCCGCCGCCTTTACTCATCGCTAAAATCCTTCATTAACACAACCGCGCTCTGGCGGTAGTCTTTCAGTTGACGAGACCAGCCCCTTCGGCCCACGATCTCCATTCCGTCGCATCCCTGCGTCCTTGCCCAATACGCAATAGACTTTTCTGCGTCCATCAATTCGTCCAAGTCTCCGCCCGCAAGCCATATCCGGCACATAGCCTTCTGCGGGTAGTCCACTATCTCGGTGATTATAGCAGACTTTTGCAGCGGAAAGAATTGGGCTTTCCCAGACCATACAGCTTGCGCCACATCGTCCATTGTGTGTGATCCGCCGGCGTATTCTAGCGCGTCACTAATCCAGCGCTTACAGCGGTTCCATTCGTGTACGGCTCTATCATCAGCCGATAATAAGGTAGGCAAAGTCGATGTCATGACCGTGGTTCTGATGCCCTATAACAATGCTGCCATTTGTGCTTGTCGTTTTAACATACGGGGTGCTGTGTTCAAGTGACTCGCCGTAGCCGGTGAAGAACACCACGCTCTCTGTTGAATAGCGTGGGTCGGCAACCGTTGTTTCTGTCGTGCCTGCCGAAAACGTGCCATAGCCGACGCTGTTCAACCCGCCGCCAACAGTGCGGTTTGCCACTTCGGCGATCTCGCGCGTTGTGGCGGTGATCGGGTTCAGCGTCCTAAAGTTGGTGGTGCGTTGCGCTATCGTCACCTGCGGCCCACCTTCCTAGCCTCGATGTCGATGCCCTGAGCAAAATCCCAAGTGCCGCTGATGTTCATGCGCGCCCGGTGATATCTGTCCTGCGCCCGCAGCGGGACAAACCCGTCGGCGTTGGGAGCCGTGGCTGTTGTGAAGGTTACGGCCTCGCTGTGTGCGCCGCGTGTCCCGATTTGCAACGTGACTGAGCCGCCGCGATGGTATGGGTAGGCGCGGGTCATGATGGTCTGGTGGCCCATTGCGAGGCCGGTCTCGCCGGTCTCGATGGTGCCGGGCAGCGGGTCGCCGGTGAACGCAAATATCTTGCTGCTCTTTGCGCCGCCAAAAATAAACTGGCCGCCTTTATAAAGGGCGCTGTCGAGCGACGCGGGCAGGCTGTCGATAGACGAGGATATCTGGTCGAGACCCTCAAGGGTGTAGGCCGGGGTAAAGAACGGAGCAATCAGTTCTGCGCTGACGTTGGCTATCGACCACCGGCTCAGTGCATAGTTGTAGATCAAAAGCCGATCAGGCGTATTATCTAGGCTGTTGTTTGAAACGTATGACCAAATGGCAAGCTGCTGCTGCGGGTCAACCGTCGATGTCATCTTGTCAAAAAATGAAGAGTTAGCGTCAGCAAAGAAAAACCTGTTTACCTTCTCGGCGCCAATCGGCTGTGACCGCTCGCCGGTGAAGGCGTAGAAGCCATCATCAGAGAGATAAAAGACGCTGTGGCCAATGTTACAGACTGAGCCGGGAACCTGACAGCCGCGCGCTGTCTCGACCTTGTCAAACTGCCAGACCAGCGGCAGGCCCGTATAGGTCGCCCGGACGATGGCGCGCTCCATCAGGATCGTGCAGTATTCGCCGCCGACGATGCCGGTGATCGCGCCGGAGTCGGGGATGTCCTGAAAGTCCGACTGGTTCGTTCCGCTCGTCCAGCTTGTCGCGTCGTTAAAGCCAGACCAATAGCAGCGGTATGGCTTGCGGCTGCCCGACACATCAATGTTTGCAACCCAGACGAAGTCACGCACGACGGCGATGAAGTCACCCTTCGGCGGGCTGCCGGCTAGATTGCCAAACGTGCTGTCGGTGCCAAGCTGTAGCTTCTGAAGCTCCTCGCCAATGCCGCCAGCCGCGATGACCGTGTCGCCAAACTGGACAAACCGCCAGCGCTCTGACCCGGTCAGGTCATAGGCGGGAGAGCCTGCCTTGCTGACGTTGTCGAGCGTCGAGCCTGTCTGGTTGAATTTATACAATTTGCCTGCGTCTCCGGCGAACAGACTGACCTGACCGTCGTCTGCTTTTGACGCAAATATTCCAAGGATTGCGCTGTCTGCCGCGTTTGAGTATTCGACAAACTCGTTGATGCTTGTGTAGCCGTTAGCAGCCGGCACGACATTTGTCGCAACAGTGACGCCGCTGTTCTGAAAGTCGGGCTGATCTGGCAGCCATTCGCCAAACTGTATCATTGTTGCAACCAAACCTCGCTGCCGGTTGTTACTTGAGACCAAATCTCAGAACCCTCGGTGATGTCTGACCAAGTCTCGTCGCCTTCGCCGACCACGGTCCAGTCCTCTCCGAGTATCTTGCCGGTCATTGTAGCAGACAATGCGGCAGTAGCGGAACCAGCGCCCGCAAACGTACCCACAAACGCGCCTGTCGCGCTCGCTGACAGCGTCGCCGTGCCAGCAATGACATTGACGACGTTGGCCGAGCCGGTGGCCGCCAGTGACGCCGAGACGGAGGCACCCACACCGCGAAGCCTTGTGGCCGCAGTTGTCTCGGTGATTGCGATAGACACAGATGCGTCCATCTTGGCGGTCAGGTCGATTTGCGCTGCCACACTTGCCGCGCCAGTAACTGAGGCGGCGACGTGCTGTATTCTGTTCGCCGCCGCCGTGGTGGCCGCTGCCACGTTAACGGATGCCGCTGCCAGTTCCTCGTGGAACACTTCAGCGGATGCCGTTGCTGTAGCGGCTATGCTCGCCGCACCCTCAACCTCAATCGCAAACTGTATGGCGCCGGTGGCCGTTAGGGCGACAGACGCAGCGCCTTGGCCAATCAGGACGCAGAGCCGGTCACCCGACCCAAGCTGGTCCATCGTGTAGCCGTAGGCGTCTAGCTGCTCGAGCGTACCCCAAGCATCTAGCTGCTCTAGCGTGGGGTTGCACCACGGCAACCCGTCAAGGTTGTCGAGGCTGTTCGGCAGCGCATCTATGCTGCCGGTTAGCTGCTCAAGGGTTGGGGTGTTGGTGGCCATCGGCTCACCTACGCCGCAGTAATGTCGAGATCACCCGCTGGGATTTTCAGGATGTCGCCAGACGCGATTGTTTTCGCCGCAGTGAACGCGCCGTGGATCAGCAGATTGCCCGACGAGGATGCGTCGAAAATGCCGAAGTGCGACACACTGCCCCAGCTTCCGGTCGCAGCCGCAAACTCGATTGCGCCGCTGTTGGATGTGGTGCCGGATGACGCTGCGCTGAACGTGGCCGCCACGCGAGCGTAGTTGCTGCCGCTCAGTTCGGTGCCGCTGTTGTCGTCGGCGAAGGAACCAGTTGACAGGCCGACATACACGTTTGATGGCATTGTGTATGACCCAACCGATAAAATGTGATCGAGAATTTCGTTCTCTAGGTAGTCGGACATTGCAGACATGAGTTACTCCTGTGCCGCTACATTTTGACGTTGATAGATGCTGCTGATTTGCAGCGAGCCAGTGCCGTAATGAGAACGCTGCTCATCGACCTTGATCTCTTCGAGCGCCGTGGTGAACCGGCTCATGTACTGCCCGGCCCTAGTCTCGTCGAGCAGGTACGCATAAGCCTCAGCCAGCGCGCCGTATAGGTAGGCGTCCGGGCTGCGAGACAGCACGTTGTTTGTGGCGTTGCTGTCAGATAGCGCGACCAGCCCGCCGATATAGACGATCTCCGCTGTGTAGCCGCTGTCGGGGATCGGGCGCATCTTCATCTCGCCGCCAATGATACTGAAGCCTAGAGGCTTGCCAGTTCCAGCGGATGGGTAGGCCTGATCGAGCGCGACGGGGCTGTAGTATGTCAGGACTGTGACCGGGTCGGTGGTCAGCTTAACCTGACGCACCTCGCGCATATCCGTCGGCAGGGCAATATATTCGTCGCCAGATGTCAAGGCGGCGGTTGAGCGTTTCTCTTGGCTGCGCGTCTCAAGCTCGCGCGACATGCGCGCCTCAGCAAGCTGGATAAAGTTCGGGATTTGGTCGGTCAGGTCATCGCGCGCCAAAAAGTTGGCGATGGCCGTCTTTAGCTCGCTGTAGGTGCTTATGCTCATATCCGTCCGCCGCCTGTCCTAAAGTCTCGGTTCTGGTGGTCGTTCAGCCAAGCCTTCCACGCCTTTGGATTTTCACGCGGCGGGCCTAGCGTCTGTAGGAGGTGATTATACACGACATTCGGTATTTCAGCCACATGCTGCATGTGGCGCTGCGTATTGCCGATCATCTCGCCCTTTTTGGACTCGCCGGACATCTGCTTGTTGATTTTTAGTAGATCGTCGAACCGCTGCTTCTGGTGGATGATGGTCGAGCCGTCGCTGGCCTGCTCCATCGACACTTCCTTTTTTGTGTGCGGGTCGGTGTAAAGATAGCGTTTCATGCTTTCCCCTTAAAAAGAGAGGGGGCAGTTGCCCGCCCCCTCGTTAGTCTTAGGAACCTGACAGGTCGAAGATACCTGCATGTGCCTTTGGCGCCAGAACCTTCAGCGCCCACTCAGTGATGAGCATTGTGGCCTGTGAGTCACCTGTGTCGCCCATATCCTTCTCTTGGAAGTTACGACCATTGAGTGTGCAGAGTGATGCAAACTCAGGGTCGAGGAGGAACATCTTGTCGTTAGACATGAAGCGTGATGGGGTCGCCTCGACGGTGCCGAAGTCTGTGAGGAACACAGAAGTCGAACCGACGTATGCAACTTCCTTGGCTGCTGTCATGTTCACGTCGTTGGAAACGAGGTTTCCTGACGCTGACAGATCAGAGAAGTTCGCGCGGTTAGTAGCAGAAGCCAGCATCATTGATGGGTTTCCGCCGTCTGTCCACGCATCCTGCATTCCGTCCTCAATCAACGCGAGCGTCAACGCACGGTCGTCACCGTCGGTGACCGTGTCTGTGCCTGTACCGGCTGAGAATGCGCCTGAACCTGCACCAACAGAACCGTTAGTGATCCAAGTCATCAGTGAAGCTGACTTGCGTGGCTCAGAGCCAGAGCGGGCCACGTTAGTGTCCGTGATGCTCTTCTCGATGTCGCGGCGTAACTCTAGTGCCTTACATTTTGTTACCGCTGGCCTGTTTATGACCAACTTCTACGGCTTGTGGTCAGGTTATACCGTAGATCAGACTATATCTTCACTTTCGTGTTGGGCGCTCGTGGGCAGATTATTCTTTCGTCACCGCCTAGTCGTTGAACCTTCACCAGCCCTCAGCTTTCGCTTCCATCTGGCGCTTGGCTGCTGATTACCC